AGGAAAGTTGATATATGTCTTTGACCAAACTTGATTTTGATAAGAAAAGATATATCCATTGCTGCTAAAGAGATCACGATCTTTTCCTTTAATAAGGATTGCCTCGTTATACATCGCTCTGTTATCAATTCTCTCAACCTTATAAGAATTGTCAGGCTGGCTCAACAATACATCTGGCCAACTGTTCCAACTATGTTGCCCATTACTCACTGATCCAAACCTACCATCTTCCCACGTGGTGACAAAAAGAATGTCAGGATTCTTATCCCCATTATAATCGCCTATAGCAACATCAACACCTTCAGCAATCAGACCTGACAAATCAACAAAACTTTTACCAAATATCTCTTGATTACCTAATCTAAATGTCCCATCGCTATTTTGTATCAGAGACACAAGTGTATTTTTTGTAGGACCTTCCATAGTCATTCCCCAAGTAGGGGCTTCACACCACAAGACTATCAATAAATCTTTACGATTGTCTTTGTTTAAATCTACAGCAGGTACTAAAAAACTGTTAGTCTTGTGCCCGCATGTCCTATCATAGTATGGTGACAGACTGGGAATAGCGTTTTTTACTTCACGGAAGTAGACTACTTCCTGTGGCGTAGACGTTGTTGTTACAGGAGGACTAGAAGCAGCAGGAGTAGATGGTTGACTACCACCTCCGCCCCCGCAACCTGAAAGGGCAAGTACAGAAATCACACACAACTTTTTCATTTGCATACCTACATTACAAGAACAGATAGCAAATTATAACAGGTTTAAACTACTAGGTCAACTACCCCTGCCCGTTTTTCGGGTAACAGCAGGACCGCCGAATCCTTTGCTATTGACCTTACCAGTAGTTCCTTGTTTTGGGTTAAAGTTTCCTTTATGCCCATTTTGTTGTGCCTTTTTTCTTGCTAGTATATCCGCTATTGGATTTTTCTTTTCTTCACTCATATTTTATGTATTGATGTATGATGCTGTTTCTTTTCGTAAAACATTATTATTATTTATTGGGAAAGATTTACTGTAAAAACTTGTGCACCAACCTGCGTGGTTGTTCCAACCCGAACCGTAAAAATCAATTCTTCCAAACCCATGCTGTATCAGGTATTCCTGTATTGGGTTATATTGCCAACGGTCGCTATTGTCCAATATGATGATGCCGCCGTCTTTTAATCTATGACTCTCCACCGTCATCACAGCACACAATGCTCTTGCCATTCCATCAATAACAACAAGGTCAAAATGTTTGGCTGGAGAGATATAAATCTTACTTGCGTATCCTGCAAATTCATCATTAATCAGACCATGCATCAGATCATGATCAAAATTATGCGTTCTTATCTGCTTAAAATTTTGTATAAAGTTATTATAGCAATTTGATGCGTCAGGATGTATTTCTGTGTTCTGGGGCGCAAGTTCAATATTTAAATCTAGACATTCAGTTTTTATATAATTGTACCATTCTTCACTATGCTCTACACTAACCAACTTTTGTACACTATTTTTAAAAAACAATGTGCTATATCCTGAACCATACTCAAAAACAGTCCATTCACGTTTGATAATATCTTTCAAGAACTTGATGGCTGGGAAAGTATACCATGGAGTGGTTCCGTCTTCATCGCATGGTGTATCATTAAACCAACCGTTAGGTTGTAAGTAAAGATAGGCATGCGTGAGTATGTGTGAGGATAACTCTTCTGGAAAGATCAGATTATTATTTTTTTCTGGATTTATTGCGATTGGTTTTTTCATTTTTTAGACTCTAAAAATTCTAACACGCTTCCATATAAACTTATGATAGTTGCGATTTTGCTATCGTAAACTCTTATATATGCTGATTTTTTATGTGCAGTTTTAAGTCCTATATAAAAAGGACAATCTATTTTCTTTAGACGAATAGTGAGTTTACTTCCAGTCCAATGATTTGATTTCGCATTTTTAAGGTCTTTGTATTCTTGATCAGTGTAAAAAGGAAAATCAAAAAATTCAATTTCTGCTAGATCAAATGCTTGTTTTCCTTCTTCTGTCAACCTTAGGTTATTACTGCTTCGTCCAGTAATCCACCATCGCATCAAGGTTTTTTCTTCGGGAATTTTTTTAAATTCACTATACGACGGTAATTGCTCAAGTATAATTCTTGTTAGAATTTCCTTCTTATTACTCATCAGGATAAACTTGTCGTCCTTGATTCATGAACACTACACTAAACTTATCTGTTTTGAATAAACCGTTTAGTTTGCGACAGAGATTTCTAGCATGTCCTGGATTGCTGAAACTCGTCTTTTTATATTTAGGGGCAACCTCGTTAGCGAGATAATGTTGACTTTTTAAGTTTATAGGCTGACCATCATAAAATACTGCCCAGATCCCGCTCGCCTCTACGATTTGATCGCATTTATATGTTATCTTATCAACATGTTCTAAAATTATTTTTGGCTGTGTTCTACTCATTTAAATGTGCCACCTCTAATTTCTACTTTAACTACCTCTTCTTCAGCCTTATTAGATTTTTGAGCCTCATTTAAATCTATAAGTAATTTCGCTATTTCATCCCTTAACAATTTAGCATCGCTCATCGCTAATACTAGGTCTTTTGTTTTCTTCCCTTCAAGTTTTGAAACTTTGTCAAAAAACAGTTTTATGTTAACCATGTCAAGTATTTAGTAGACTATTTACCTCGGCCTCTGTTTTAAATGGCCCAGTATACTGATATCGCTGAATAAAGATGTATTTTGGACAAAAAGTGACTTGTTTTTGACCATTCTGCTCTACTAAAAACCACCCTGCGACATGATAGCACTTGCTTTTTTTGGTTTTAGTAAAAATATGCAACTTGCGTTTAACGTCAAAAAAACTGGCATAGATTTTATTAGGTACAGGGTAATCTGGATAGGGCAGTTCTACCTTAGTCTTGTTAGACTTCATGGGCTGAAAACTGATCTTAGTCTGTTTCTTAATATCTAAAGTATTGTTAAACTGCAATGTGCTGCCGTTAAGGATGACTTCATAACCAGCACTATTGGCTTGGACGTTACCGACCTTACGTTCACCGTCAGTAACGACCCAGTATTGATCTTTAATAATTGGTTTAGCGATTAACTCTGTCATGCAACCTCCATTGCGATATCTTTATATTGGCCAGTATATGGCGCGTTCAACCACTTAGCATAAGTCTCAGCCTGCTCACTGACTTTGTTGAGTTCATACTTGCCGCAGAATTTCATGAAATGAATACCGACCTGCGGAGTAGTTTTGATGCGCACGCCGGTAGTGATAGCAACATCAACAAGATCCTTGATCTCGTCGGGCTGTGCGGTCAAGTCAATCAAAAGTTTATTGCGCTCATACAAGTCCTTGACACGATATTCAACACCGTCAGGATCAGCCCAACGCTGTAGCATCATGTTGTTCCAGTTAAAACCTTGCTTTGTACGATCAGCATAAGCCTCAATCAAGCCAACCTTGTTCTTGCTACCCTTAGTGCGAACGCCAGGATATGCGCTGAACACATTGTCACCTGCGTCACCGCGCATGATCTTCTCAAAGAGATGAAACTGCGGATCACCTAACAGTTTAGGTTCTTTAGTCTTTTTGTCTTTGATAGGTTTACCCTTGTCATCAAAATAACCTTCAAGGGTAATCAATTGGTTAGCGACACCGTTATATTGTTTTACGTTATCACTAATCAATTGAACATAGTCAGTGTCACTACTAATGATATAGTGTTCATCGTTGGGATGCAGATGTATGAATCTTGCGATAAGGTCATCTGCCTCAGCCCGTTCATGGCGTAACACACTGACGTTTGTTTTCTCACGTAGGAACGTAGTGAACATATCATACGTTTCCCAGAACATTTTATTTTCTTCTGCTTCACTCTCAGTTAACGCTTGTTCAGCAACCTTACGATGTGCCTTGTACTGAGGATAGACATCTTTGCGCCAACTACGACCCTCAAGACAGAACACAACATGGTCAATGCCATATTTGCGTACAACTTGATTTACACTAGACAATGACAGGTGTAATGCCATGCCGATCTTCTCCCATGTATCGCTGTTACGACTTGCGATATGTCGGGCACGGAAGAACGTGTTAGCAGTATCAATGAGAGCGTATTTCACAAGCACACCTATTTAACAGAATAATATTCGTATATTATACTGTGTGATTGCGAAAGTCAACTAACTTCGGTGCGACCGTTACCCAAAATCAAACAACGTGATACCTGCAGGTTCAACTTTGTTTTTTGACAGTACCATTATGCTTTCATCTGTATTCAGATTGGTTTTGGCACTAGGTCTTACCTTGTTTTTTAGGTCAGTGGTCTGTATATGATGATAGCCCAAACTTTTTGCCAAGGATAATGTATCCTCGTACAACCTATAGTTTGAAAAGTTCTTTATATTAATCAATAACTTGCCCTCATCAATGAGATATCTTTTAATGTTAGATAAAGTAGGCTTCAGATAATTATCTAACCATTGCTGGTATGTAGTACCAGGCTTGTATGATTGATTGCCTATCCTGTAATCTTCAAGGTTGAAATAAGGAGGGCTACTAAATGCTAATCCTATCGTGTTTTCCCATTCAGGAACGAATACCTCGCTACCCTGGCATCGTATGTCGTATTTGCTATCTGTAAGGTTTACAGTATCATAATCCTTTGCCATTTCAAATAATCTGTCAACCAATAGGTTATTAGGGTCTGTTCCATAATATTCTACTTTATTTTTCATGGCGCTGAGTAGTCTCACACCCCAACCGCAACTGAAATCATAATATTTGTTATTGACATTATAATACTTTAAAATATGGTCAACCGTCTGCATTGGAAAGTTACTTGGCTTCATAGCAACGCCTCCACCTGATATCCTTAGTGCAGTCTCAAAATTTTGAATATCACTATTTGTTTTTGGATATACTTTTTCACTGCTTAGTGTGCGGCTATAAAAATATCTGATTAGATCATTAGACTCAAATACCTCTTCTATGCTCCAGCGTGGTGTTTCAAGTTTTACTTTTGCCATCAAATCTTTATAGTAATAGTTAACTATATCACCTATCCCAGTACCACCGCGCTTTACACTTTTCAAATTTTCTTCTACAAGGTTGTAGTCGGGTTTAGTATAATACTTTTGTTTTAATTCAAGGCATTTTTCAACAGGCAGGTCATAATAATGGTCGGTGTACAAAACCTTACCAAGATGTTCAATGGTATATTTTTTCTTAGTGGTTTTAGCCACGATACTTTTACATTATTAACTGATTTCAGTACGACCGTTACCCAAATCTCTGTTACCGATCACTCTCAAGTCATTTGGGGCACGTTTATCAGGGTCAGCAACTTCTTGCTCGTAAACTTCTAGCGCGATATTTCTACAAACAGTTTGAAACCAGCGGTCTACGATGTCATTGTCAGTATCAGTAGGTTTTAATTTGTAACCTTGCTTCACTAAGTTTACTATAAATTTGTCATTCCAATCTAACTCAAAACTTCCGTTATTTAAGTTATTAGGATCTAAATCTACTTTTAAAATTGCTATGTAAGGTTCGCCTTTACTATTTGCTTCTTCTTTTGGCGATAGTTTCTTTTCAGCCTTAGGTTTACCTGCAGGCTTAGGTGGCTCTGGCTTTTTGAAAAGATTCTTTAGTTTCTCAAACATAACTCTTATATGTATCGTAAAGTTTCATGCTGGCAAGATTTTTAGCCTTACTTTCGCACATGATGTCAGCCCACTGCCAATGTTCATATGCCCAACGATTCATAGCATCGTTGTAGAAATAGTCGCTATGTGCGCGTAGTTTCTGTTTGTTATACCCACTTTCCATCAATCGCTGTAGGTCATGTCGTTCGGTTGTATTTCGCTCAATGACGCCATCTTCGCGTGATGTGCTAAAATGCATAGCAGGGCGCACACCACGCCAACTGTCAATAATACGCTTGATACGATCATCATTGGGTTGTATGTATTCACCTGTCTTGATCCAATGATGATGAATGTCTAGTACTAGACCCAGATGTCCAGCCAGTTCGAGGGTTGAGTCAAGTCCCCAGGACATTTCTT